CACCTAAAAATTTTTTCATATACTGCTTCGCTATTTCTATTTCTTCCAAAGTAAAATAATATACATCATCTATTGTTGCTTTTTCAAGTGAGTCAAAAATATATTTTGAAATAGAACCAGGCATTGTTGCATTAACACATATATTAAGCGTATTAATAGTATCTCTATTAACAACTGTTAATATATATTTTTCATCATTATTTTCATATGTTTTAATATATTTCATAGATTGTATTTATTTGCGTTACTTCTCATTTCAATGTTTTTAATATCCTCGTCTGTTAAAATAATAATTTGATCTTCATCAAAAACTTTTATAAATTCACTTTCTCTTTTTGTTCCTCTAAATTCTTCCCACAAGGTTTCTCTATTATTGTCGTTACCTCTATATCTACCTTGACCAATCACATATCTTTTACCGAATGGGTATTCTTTTGATATTTCACCAATTATATCATTTAAATCAAAAGAGTATAAATCACTAATTGACTCTAAATAATATTTATTTTTTACACAGATTTTATAAGGTTTATCACACTCAATAATTTTATTTTTAAAATTAGATTCATATGCAACTTTAAATTTTTTTTCTGACAAAATTTCACTCCAAACATGATCAAAATTTATAACTTCATTTACAACATTTCTAAAATCCTTATAGTTCAAATAATTGTATTGTACTGCTGATTTTAAATTGTGAACTTGCTCATTAGTCATTTTATAATGCTCTATAACATCTACAATATATTCATCTTTCTGAGTACCTTGTATATTTGATAAATATTTTATATCTGTCTCTAATCGTGCAGTTTTTTGTACACTTTCATATTTTTTAATATATTTCATAGTTTATATTTATTATAGATTATATTTATTTATATGCTTTCTTGTTTCATATTCTATTATATCATTTTCATCAGCATAATCATCTATATGAGATTTAAATATCTGAATTTTAAGAAAATTGTCAACAAGTAAATTATAATATTCAACATTATACTTTATACTACGATAATATCCAGATGATTCTTCAATGTTCAAAATTTCAAAACAATCTAATACATTTTTATCTAATAACGAAGGTATTATTTTAACATAATCACCTTTTTTATATGTCGTATCATTTTTTGAATATTCAAATTTTTTTAGATATCTCATAGATTATATTTATTTGTATTATTTCTTGTTTCATATTCTATTATATCATCTTCATCAGCATAATCATCAATCTGAGATTCGTAAATATATGACTCATGAAACACGTTAGAATCACTATCATAATATTCTACAATATATACTATTTCATTATCATATGTTTTTTTAGGTCTAATACCTTGAATATTAAAACAATTTACTATAGAATCTTTTACTAAAGATGAAACTATTTTAACATAATCACCTTTCTTGTATAGTGCGTCGTCAACCTGTGAAATTTCAAATGTTTTTAAGTGTTTCATATATTATATTTTTTCATATTGTTATGTAAAGCGTGTTTCTCTATTATATCATCTACTGACAAAGCTGTTATATTTTTAAAATTTGTTGTGATGTATATTGCAGTTTGAAACTGATCAGATAATGTTATCTTATCATTAAGATACTTATTCTTTTTTGATAATGTTGTCTTAATAACTGAAACAACACAATATTCACCGTTAGCATCAATTAGTTCATATAATGAATAACTAATATTTTCAGATTTAAATAATGATATCATATATTGTAATCTTTCAATCTGTATTACGCCATAATATATTTTTATATCATCTCCATTATATGTAGAACCATCATTTTCTAATTTTTCAAATTCCTTAATGTGTTTCATAAGTTATATTTATTTGCATCTTTTCTTAAATTGAAATATTCTATTTCTTCTTTAGTTGCTGGTGTTATATCCATATTATAAAAAAATTTAAAAGGACTTTTTTCTAAAGCATCAAGTTGATAAATATACTGTTCATTATATATACCACAATATGTGATTTGAGCAATATTATTAGTTATAATTTTTTGTGTTCTAATTATTCTAACAATATCACCTTGTTTATAAGTTGAGCCATATATTTCTAACCTTTCAAATGTTTTTAAATATTTCATCATTTAATATTTAATTTCTCAATAGCTTCATCTGCGATATCCTTAGTTATACCAAATTTATGTGTAGTTTTAACTATATTTTTTTCACTAAAAACATCATAAAAATCATGCTTATTATCATCTATAATTATAAAATTGTCAATTTTTTTATTTTCCATCCATTTTTTTATATCAGAACCACGTTTTTTAGATTTATCGTTAGCCACCATATCATATATGTCATATTTGAATCCAGCCTTTTTCATCATTTTTAAAATCTCACTTTTAGTTTTATCATCTCTATATGAAGAAGATATGATTAATTTTGAATTAGTCTTATCTATTATATTATTTAAATTTTTCATAGAATCTTTACTCCACTTATCTTCATCGTCAAAAAATTTATGATAATCTACATCAGAATTTTCATCATATGGTATAAGTGGACCATCTATATCCTCAAAGATAACTTTTATATTATTGCTATATTTTTCAAATGTTTTTATATGCTTCATAGATTATATTTATTTGCTTCGTGTTCTAGTTTAAATTTCTCAATTTCTTCTGGTGTCACTTCAACTTCACCACCATATTCATAACTTTTAATGTTTTCATAGTAATTTTTACCTGCATCATCTCCTTGCATAAATCCACTAAATGAATAATCGCCATCACCATCATATGCTACAGATATGTATACATATGGAAATCTACAAAAACTATCAGAATACTTATTATCAGTATTCAAATTAACTGGCGTATATGCGTCTATTCTATATTGTGGTAAACCTATTTTACGTAGACTAATTTCAAATTTTGGTATTTCTCTATTAATTTTATAAAAAACATCTTTATAATAGCTTTCAAACTTTTTAATATATTTCATATATTATATTTTTTTACATTTAATAATATTTCTAAATCTTCTATATTTTTACTAAAATGCTTTATTTCATTAATAGACATTCATCTTACATTATCAAACATATATTTTTGAATATTTTTTGGTATGTTTTCATATGTAACATGAAAATTTTTAATAATATTATCACATTTTACAATTTTGCCAATATTATATTTTAGAAAATTTTCAAGTTCAGGAACACCTGTACCATCTTCTTGACATAGAACATAATCTCCAACTTCTGGAGTATTAATATTTTCAAATTTTTTAATATATTTCATAAATTATATTTATCTGCATTCATTTTCATTTCTAACCTATCAATATATTCATCATATTGCTTTGGTGCTTCTTGTTTAATCATGTTAATAATTTCTTTTGATAATTTTTTTGGATAATTCCATTCTATTTTTTCAAAAATTAAATCTAATGCGCACTCTTCATCTTCTGATAAATTGGATGTTAAATCTGCGCCGAGTTCAATAAATCTTTTTAATAATTTAATATATTGTACGGTATTAGTTCTTTTTTTAGTATATAAGTATATAGCATCAAAAAATATACTACCATTATCTATGTTTATGTCTCCACCACTATCAATAATTAAATTAAATTTATTTAAATCAAAAGTACTTTCATTTATAAGATTAGCATAATATAACAATAAATACTGTCCACCTATTTTTGAATTAGGATCATATCCATCATCAAATAAAGATTTAATTAAAGAGCCTTTATTTCTATCTAAGGCGTGTTGCATTAAAATAACTTTATCTTCATTATCTAGAGTTATACTCTCGAATGTTCTTACGTGTTTCATAGATTATATTTGTTTGCAGCTATTTTTAACTCTAGTTCTTCTTTGGTTTTTGCAAAAACTTTGATTTCTCTTATGTTCACCCATGTTGTGTTTTTATCAAAATTTTTAATTTTTTTCAAACCATGATATTTAATGCGTAAAGCACTTCTTATTTTCTCATCAACTTTACCTATATTATTTAACAAAAATACATTAAGCTCATCATTTCGACTAGTACCATGAACAATCACATAGTCACCAACTTGTGGCTCATTTTTATCAGTTCCAAAAGGAATCATATACTTCATTATAAATTATACTTTTTTATGTCTTTTTTTATTAAATAATCTTGATACTCTTTTGGATAATCTTTTTTTATTTTATCTAAAACTTCTTCACCTCCAAGATATTCTTCTATATATTCTATAAAATCTGTATCGCTACTATCTTTTATATTCCAATCAGGATTATATTTTAACAATAGATATACAAAATCCCATTTACCATAATATGCAGCATATAATAATGCAGTATTTTTAGTAGTGTTGTCTATACAATTGACATCAAAACCATTATCTAATAATTTTTTTGCATCATTATACTCATTATAATAAACAGCATCAACCAAGTCATTGCCTGTCATAAACGAACCATATGCCTCAAATTTCTTTAAATGCTTCATAGATTATATCTCTCCATAGATTTCTCTAACTCATATTTTTTTATTTCATCGGGTGTTAATTTTATTATATCACTAATATTAAACGGTACAGTAAATGCAACTTTATCTAATTTTACATTATAAAAAAATCATCAAGATATTCATCAATTATACCATAAAAATATCCAGAATCTCTAAGTTTAACTCTAACTATATCACCAACTTTTAATTTATTTATTTTCTCAAATGTTTTTATATATTTCATGATATATTATATATAAAAAATAAAAACTTGATTTTAAAATCAAGTTTTATAAATTTTATTTTTCAGAATATTTTTCAAAATCATATTTTTTCACTTCTTCTGGTGTCAATTTTTTTACATATTTAGCTTCAAACCAACCAGAAGTATAATCTCCAAAATTAATATAATATCGAACATTATCTCGTTTAGATTTATCAATATAGTCCACCACCCCTACTCTATTATAAAGTGTTAGCATAACTAAATCACTATGTGATATTTTATCAATTTCACTAATAGTAGGTTTATCTTTCTTTTTAAATTTGTCAAATAATGTTATCATATGTTATATTTTTTTATATTTACGTGAAGTTTATAATCTTCTATTTCTTCTGTTGTTGCATATCTTTCAATTTTTGATTCATCAATCCATATACTATACAAATGGAATATACTATCACCATCTTTATATAAGTATTGAATATTATATTCTGTTGAATCAACATTTATTATTTTTACACAACTAATTGTTTTACTTTTAATAAAACTTGGTAGTGTATTTGGTGCTAATGTAACATAGTCACTAACAGCATATTACTGTCTCATTTCTTCAAAGTATTTTAAGTGCTTCATATTATAGGTTATATTTTTCTGTATCTAATTTAAAATTATATATTTCAATTCTCTGCTCATATCTTTTTATTTCTTCGGGTGTTGCGAGTCTAATATTATTTTTATGTATTAAAGATTCTTTCAAAGTACCACCAATTGTTATAAAATGAACAAATACTCTATCATTAGTGTCATAATAATCATATTCTTCATCTGTGGGTGTTCCATTAACAATAATACCAATATGAGGTTCATTATAATCTACACCTCTTGTTATTGCAACTACTATATCACCAGTCTTAAACTTTCTAAATTTTTTAAATAATGTTATCATAAATTATATTTATTCACATCTTTTTTAATTTTAAAATCTTTAATTTCAGTTTTAGTCATTTTTCTATCAATCAAATATATAAAACCAAAAATTGTTTGATTTGATAATATTGTTTCAAAAGTAAAAACATCATTAATAGTATTAGATATTCTAGGTTCAATTTTTGAAATTGTAACAAACAGATTATCTACTCTTCTTTTCACAGAATCAGATACATAATCAGGTATCATTTTTATTTTAACAAAGTCACCTACTTTATATTGAACATTTTCAAATTGTTTTATATATTTCATAAATTATATTTGTTTGCTGTTAACATTGATATCAATTTCTCTTTATCTTTTGAAAATTCTTTAATTTCTTTTTTATCGAATTTTATTTTTAAATTTTTACTTGTTATAGAATACGCATAATTTCTCAAATTTGAATGGTTAAGTTTAACATCAAACTCCACTACATAATCATTATCTGGTCGACTTTCTATTATTTTACCGACATTCTTTTGAACAAAATCATCTAAATCTGAAAAATAAAATCTATTAACTCTACATAGCACATAATCTCCGATAGATAATCCTTCAATATTTTCAAATTTTTTTATATACTTCATAATTTATATTTTTTATATATTTCAATTAAAAAATCTTTATCTAAAGTATTTGCTTTAAGTAATTTAGGGTCAGTTATAGTTTTCATATATCTATCGTTTATCCATTTATTAAGAACACCTGACCATCTATCACCTTGCATCGGTATATAATTGTTTATCATTTCTTCAGTAGGTTGAGTTGAAGAGTGAAACATTATATGTAACAAATAATTTGTTTCTTTGGTGATTTTTAAACACTGTTTTTCAATTCTTGTTTTCCATTTAGAATCAGGTAAAACATCTAATTGAAATGCAACAAGCTTCAACGCATAATTTGGATAGTATAATCTTACTAACCAATCATTTGAAGCTGGCTTATCATATGTCATTTTAAATTCATTTTGTTCAACTTCAGGTCCAAAACCGCCAGTTATTTTATCTAGTGTTTTGTTCCAAAAATTAGAAATATACATTTCAAACCAGCACAATGGATAAAAAAGTTTTCCAATACACTTATTTGAAATAAGTCTTAGCCATAACCACAAGGACGGTGTCATTTTCATACCTATTGATTTAGCTAAATTAAATCTCATATGACTTGCATATTCCCAAATTTCTTTGTCTGTCCAGCCAGCAGTTTTAAATGCTGCAAAAGAATATATTGTATGATCACGGCTAATACCAATATTTTCATATTCTGCTGATGGAAATCTTTGACCTTTATAATAATAACCAAACCAATACTTGCGTTTGGTTTTCACCCAACAAGATTTTATACCTTCGATGAATCTATAGTCCTTATAAGCAAAATATGCTTGATTTGTTTTTTCAATACTATCATACTTACCATCATCATATGGCTCAACGTTATTGTTAATAATCATCATATTATTATCAACAATCCAATATGTTTTTTTATTATTCCAATCTAGCATATATAAAATATTTTTTTAGTATATATAAAAATGTATAAAATTACAAATTATATTTTTTTGCCTTTTGTTCTACATCATAATTTACCATATCTTGTTCGGTAGCTAAACCAATGATATTTGTATAATAAGCATAGTAGTTAACACCATCTGGTAATTGTATTTTATAAACAAAAGGTTCATCCAATTCTTGTACAACACCAACACGAATATGTTTATCATTATCATGAATTTTTACGATATCACCAACATTATATTTTTTAAAACTTTCAAAATTTTTGATATTTTTCATAAATTGTATTTTTTAGATATTTTTATTGCTGATAATGTATCTTCTGCATCACTTAAAGAATCATACAATTTAAAAATATATAAATCATCTAAAATAATGTGAACATTATCTAATATATTATACTCACATCTTTTTTCATCATATTCATATTTATAAACATTTAATCTATATTGATCTTGCGTTCTATCTGAATCATTTACAATACTATACACTTGAATTATTTTACAAATAAATGGTGTCGTATCTATTCTAATTTGCACAACTATAAATTTATCTTTAATAGATGAATAATATCTATGCTTAATAGTCAATTCATCAGTTTCTTCAATATCAAAATCTTTATATTTTTTAAGTTTTTTCACAAATTATATTTTTTAATATTATTTAAATATTCTATTCTTTCTCTCTCTTTTTCTCTCAATATTTCAAATTGTAAGTATTGTTCAGATTTTAACTTTTCAAAATTTTTAATTTCTGTTTTTGTTGCTTTTCTTAATATGTTAAAATCATATGCATAATTATTTTTAATATCACCATAATCAATAATATAGTCATCATCACGATATGGTTCTAAAATTTCACCAATTGACTCAACTACAGTTGTATTAGCACAAGATATACTATTAAAGTTTCTAAACCAAACAATATCACCAATTTTAAATGTTTTTCTTCTATATTCGAAAGTTTTAATATATTTCATAGGTTATATTTATTTACATCTTGATCTAAAAGATATTGTTCCGTTTCTTCTGGTGTCGCTAATCTCAAATTAAGACAAGATACGACTAACGCTCTATCTTTTGTTTTAATATAACATAGTGGTTCGTCATCTACATATCCATCAAATTTGAAAAATTCAGCAAACACTTGGTCATAATATTTAACTACATCACCAGGTTTAAAATTATATTGAGTGTTTTCGAATCTTTTAAGATATTTCATATTATAAATTATATTTATGTACAGATTTATACATCTCTGGATTTTTCATAAATTCTAAAAGGTTTTTATATTGTTCACGTGTGAAATGTAAATCATATTGTCTATTCCATGTACCATAAAAAAATTGAACATCAAATGAACCACCATGTTGATGATCAATACCATAATCAAAAGAGTTATTAAAAAATTCTATACACTGATTACCAGAAAACTCATCTTTATGTAAAATTATAAACTCATCTATCAATTTTAGAATCATATTCTTATATTTTTCTAATTCTAATTCTTTTTTATTATATTCATCAAATGTGACTACCATTTTACATATTATATTTTTTTGCTGTTTTATTTAATAAATAGTGTTCGTATTTTTCTGGATATTCCGCTATAATCTGTTCTTTTTTATGTTTACCTAAATAACCTAAAAAATCATTCTTTACAGCTGTATCAGGATCCCAATCAGCACCAGCATCTATTAGAGCCATAATAATAGCTAAATTTCCAAAATTAGCTGCAACTAGTAATGGTGTATATCCTCTATAATCTAGTATATTAACATCAATGCCATTTTCTATCAACTGTTTAACTTTTGTTACATTGTTGTGTTTTATAGATTTAAATAATGTATCAGATGTTGCTAATATTGTTCCTGAATTAGCACCTTCAAAACTTTTAATATGTTTCATGATATTATATATTAAAAATTAAAACTTGATTTTACAATCAAGTTTTACAAATTATATTTATTAGCGGTGTTTTTTAGTTTTTGTTCATTAAACTCTTCTGGCGTGGATAAGACAAATCTATCTTCATACCACATATATCCTTCTACTTCAAATTGTCTATCATATGATGTTAATTTCATATTATCAATTTTATAAATATTTCCATTGACAAGAATACTATCACTACAACTTGCGTCAACACATTTAACGTAATCTTCAAGTTCTATTTTTGATTTGATATTATTATAATCTTCATATGTTTTTAGCATTCTCATATAATTTAATTATTTCATATTTTCAGTAGTAGTATCATCAGATGGATCTGATTGCTCAGTAGCAGAAGTCTCAGTTTTCTTTTCTTTTTGAATTTGATTTATCACCCAACCAGCAATTGCAAATTCTACACCAGCCCATAATAAAATATCAGATGTTACCATTGTTGGTAGATGAATTGTTAAATATGATATCATACCATATTGACCAATAATAAATGCGATTGAAGATTCTACTCTTTTTTTAGAGAAAAATGAGGCTCTATTAGTATAAATATTAATTACTTCTGTAATGAATTTTTTAATATTTGTCCATCCAAAGAAATAAGTTTTAGTTGCTTTCATAATTTTAAAATTATTTTACTGTATATATTAAAATTTAAAATAATTATAAATTGTATTTTTTTGCATTTTTTAATAATATATATTCTTCTATTTCTTCTTTTGAAGCTTTTTCAAGTTCACCTGATCTAAATAGATATATATTATTATCTATACACAATATGTTATATCCATACAATTTGATTTTATTTAAATCATCATAACATGGCTCTACAATTTCTCCAAATTCACCATCAAATATGTCTGCAGTCATAAATTTGGCTATTTCTCCAACTTCAAATTTAGATTCTAAATTTTCAAATTCTTTTATATGTTTCATAAATTGTATTTTTCTGCGTCTAATTTTGCGTCAAGATCTTCAATTTCATTTTGAGTCATTCTTCTCAAAATATCACCTTTTTCACACCAGGTGTAACCATAGGTATTTAACAATTGATATGGTAATGATGTAAAATCTATATATGTTATTTTTCCAAAATCTTGAAACATGTTAAATTTACCACTATTAAATAATACATAATCTCCAACTTTAAAATCAGAATCTCTACTTTCAAATTCTTTTATGTATTTCATAAATTGTATTTTTTTACATCTTGTTCTAATTCATATTGCTTGAGTTCTTCTGGTGTTGCTCTGGTTAATTCATGATTAGATAAATATACAATATGATTACCACTATTATCAGTAAAATCACGAAGTAGTTTAATAGCATAAGTATTAGCAGAATGATAACCTTTTTCAATATCTATCACTTTACCCATTTGACCATCAAATGAGTAAATTGCTGGAACTCTACATGTCACTTTGATGATATCACCTACCATCAAATCAAAAGCATCCTCAAAACATTTTAAATGTTTCATACTATATGTTGTATTTTTTTGCAGCTAAAATAGCTTCTAAATCTTCAATATTTTTTGAATGATACACAATGTCACGCATACTCTCTCTTCTGCATTTATATTCAGTATTTTGTTCAAAGTGAAAATATGTAAGTAATGATATTGGTACATTCCGATATTCTATAATATATTTATATGGACATACTAATGTACCATCTGTTACATCACCAATATATTTACCAATGTTGTTCTCTAAAAAATCATCCAGATCAGGTATTGATTCAGAACATATTACATATTCACCGATTTCAATAACATCTGAATAATTAGAATATTCTTTAATATATTTCATAAATTGTATTTTTCAGCTTCTTTTTTTATAAGATATTCTTGATATTTTTCTGGAAAAACAGTTTTAATTCTTCGTCTATCCTCAATAGATAAATATTTAATAAAGTCGTTTCCATTTGAACTTTTTTTATTCCAATTAGCATTTTTGTTAATAAGATAAAACATAATTTTATATCTCTGTCGAAATGCAGATACCATCAATACAGTCTCACCATCATCATCTATATAATCTATGTTCGCATTTTGATTATCTATCAAATCTTTCATATTTTCTAAACACTCATCTTCGACCAAATCATATCTAAATACTTGATAAACCAAATCCTTGTTAATTTCATCCTGTGTAATAGTTTCAAATCTTTTTAAGTGTTTCATTATAAATTATATTTTTTCATATCTCTTTTTATAATAAATTTTTCAGATTCTTCTGGTGTTGCTAATCTCAATTCATCTATTTCAACGATTATATAATATTCATCACTATTGAAATCGTGAATAAAAAACATCGTATCTATTTTACGTCTAGGTACATTATAAAATAAAAGCATACATCTTTTGCCACTATTTGTAATACTCTTTATTTCACTTATATTATTTTTTAAATACTCAGCAAATTTAATGAAATTCGGATCTTTTGCATTAATAGCCTCTTTCAAATTGACAAAAACATAATCACCAACTTTAAATTGAGAATCATTTTCAAATATTTTAAAACTTGTTATCATAAGTTATACATATATGCTATTTTTTGTATAGTAACATCTTCTCTATTTTTACCGTATGCTATAATTTTATCTACATTAAGAACAATTGAGCTGTCACTAAAATAAATTAATATATTTTCTGGAATATTAGAATATTCTATTCTAACACCTTTTCTACTCAAAACATCTGTATATCCTATAACTCTACCAGCATATCTATTTAGAAATTCTTCCAAATTTTTAAGTTCAGGACGACTTATTAAACTAACATAAACTTGAGCATAATCACCGATTTCTGGTAGATTTTTAGTTAATTCAAATGTTTTTAAATATTTCATAGTATACTTTTAAATATTTTACAATGCGTTCTATTAATAATTGTATCATCTATTAACTCAAAATATTTATCAACTATTGGATATTTACTTGGAGATATTAATATAAAATATTCACAGCTAAGAGATAAGTTATATATTAATTGATCAAAATAAGATTTAGGACATAAATGTAACGCATACGAACACACTATTGTTTGTTTGCTCATATTTAATCCATTGATAGCAATATCTTCAAATGAAAAGTTGAAACATTTTTTTCCAGTGTTTTTTTCATAAATATCAAACAAATATGGATCAATACCAATAGAATCGGTAATACCATTTTTAAATAAATATGATGTAATTTCCCCAGTACCAGCAGCCAAATCTATAACACTTGTCATTTCAATTTTACTTAAAACCCAATTTAATGCAAGATGAACATTTTTAATATGTGGATTTATATATGATGTTTTATTTATTTTATAAAAATTTTTAACACCAATTTTAGCATACTCATCTCTAATACCATACTCATATATAGGTTTAATATGTTTCATAAAATAAATATTTTTATTATATATAAAAAAAATTATTTTATATTTTATTTTATTTAGTTTATGGTAATAAGTTTTTTATATATACTTAAAATAAAAATAAATATGAAAACAAATAATGTTTGGACAAAAGAAAAATGTATTGAAGAAGCATTAAAATATAAAACTAAAAATGAATTTAGAATAAAATGCACACAGGCATATGGTACATCAATAAGAAACGAATGGATATATGAGGTTTGTGCTCACATGAGAAGAAATAAATCATATGTTTGGTCCAAAGAATTTTGTCAAGATGAAGCATTAAAATTTAATACTAGAAATGAATTTAATAAAAAATCGCATTATATTTATAGAATGTCATTAAAAAATGAATGGATAGATGATATTTGTTCTCATATGATATCTATTGGTGATATATATAGAAGATGTATTTATGTTTATGAGTTTTCTGATAATTCTGCTTATATAGGATTAACCAGTGATTTAGATAGAAGATTTAATGAACATTTAAGAAAAGGTACAGTTTATAAACATATACAAAAAAACAATAGTTATAACTTTAAAAGATTAACAGAATATGTTGATGTAAATTTATCAAAAAAATTAGAAGAAGAATATGTAAATAAATATAAAAATAATGGTTGGAAAATTTTAAATAAATATAAAACAGGAAGTATAGGCGGGCAAAAGTTTTGGACAAAAAATAGATGTCAAAGTGAAGCAGATAAGTTTATAACTAGAGGGGAATTTAAGAAAAGTTTACCATCTGCATATTTAATATCATTAAAAAATAAATGGTTGGATGAAATATGTGTTCATATGATAGAAATAAAAAAGAGAAAGAACTATTGGACAAAAAATATGTGTAAAGAAGAGGCATTAAAATATAAGACACGATCAGAATTTTTTAAAAAATGTGTTAGCGCATATTCTAAATCACATAAAAATGGTTGGCTTAATGAAGTTTGTTCTCATATGAATAAAAACAATAATAAAAATTAACAACAATATCTATTTTGAGCAATGTGAGTATTATAAACTTGATTATAATTTTATATTTAATATTATTTATGTGTGAATTAGTATAATAAAATTTATATTGTTCATAAGTTGTATTTTTTTGCATCTAAATAAGCTTCCAAATCTGCTTTATTTTTTGAAAACTCTTTAATATTAGAAATTTGAAAAACTATATAATATTCAAGTTTTCTTCTATAAAATGTTTTATTAAACATGTGTAATAAGTCATTTGGTATATTATCATATCTAACAAGTATTGTAGATTTTTTATTTACAAACCACATAACTTGCCCAATACTATTATTGACATAATTATAATAATCATCATTATAAAAATAACTTTTCATTATAACATAATCATCACTTTCTGGTAAATTCTTATTCAATTCAAATGTTTTTAAATATTTCATAAATTATATTTATTTACATCTTGCTTTAATTTAATGTCTTTTATATAGGGAACCAGCAATTCTCTATAAAGTGTAGTTTGACTAAAAGCAATATCACCAGCTTGTCCATTACTGCCTCTTGTTGCGTTATCAATTTCCTCAGTTGTTATACTACCATTAATTAGTGAAGTTAATAATCTGTTACCAGTCCATATACCCTTATTTATTAATAAATCATCGCCACCAAATCTAAATATCCATCTATATGCAGTTTCCATTTCATTTTCAACAATAGACTTTCTTAAAGTTGCATCGTCTGGTGCATTTTTTATTCTATCTTGATAATTGAAGTTTTCATTTGTAACTTTTTCTTTATCAAACAATTTTGATGTGTAGTAGTTCATATGGTTTAGTGGACAATCAGTTATATCATCTCTTGTTAATTTGTGACCTAAACGAGTTTCAATACACTTCATGCACAACATCTTTTCACCTACACCATACTTGTTCCATAAATCAAATCTTATCATATAATAATCCTTATCATCTTTCCATGTGTCTCTACCACAATCAACACAGATGAAATTTTTTCTGACACTATCTTCAGAACTTTCATTTAAATTGTCAAATTTTAAGACTTTCATTATTATATTCTTTTTTGGTATATATAAAAAAAGCATTTTAAATTATTTAAAATGCTTTTCTCTTGTGATATTTTTATTTAATACTATCAATCAATATCAATAGAATATTCACCTGCTTCAATCAACCCCTTTTTGTGTAAATCATTGGCGACTGTTTGTAAATTAGGATAAAAGTTTCTTTCCCAAAATAATGAGTTTTGACCAGCATAACATTCTGGTTTTCCATTTATTTCTTCAAATTTGGCATTAACATCTTCGATAGTTGTGTCTAACCACACTTGAAATTTTACACCCATTTCTTCACCATTTATTTCAAATGGAATTTCATCGTTCATTTCTTCTTCTTCATACGCTTCGGCTGGTATAGTAATACGAACAACACCTCTAGACTGACAACCATCTTGTTGCTGAAAAGAATATATTTTACCATAGGTTTCAGAAACCAAATCATCCCAATCACCTAAATCAATCATTTTTACATTTTTTACTTTTATCATTTTATTTTTATTTAAAGTTTATTCAATTATTTGCGACAGTTTTTGTAATTTTTCTTTTCTTTCAACTTTTATTGGATCATATTTAATATATCTAATTTCAGAGTCAATATCTAAATTGCTATCATTTATTTCCAATTCTTCTGATGTGAAGAAAGACTCAACAAAATCAGGGAATGTTTGGTGTGTTTTCTTAACAAATCTGAATGTGTTTTTAAAATTAGTGTGACAATCAAAATATAAATCTATTCTATTTTTAATAGAAACACCATATGACATTAATAAAACTTTACCTTCTAATTGTGGATTATACTCATCTTCAATTATTTTAACATATGAATAATATTTTTTTATATAACTAATATTTTTTATATAAGCATCCTGAAATTGCATATTTCTTGTGCGTATTTGAAGAAACATTTTTCTTAAATTTTCATCTGATAAATAAAAATTGTTTTTAAATTTACTATTATCTTTAAATTCCACAAAAAACAAATCTTTCATCAATACTGTATTATTAGTATTAATGAAAGCAATTGTAGATTGATAATCAGTATTATGCCTACTAAAATATTTGTTATATGATTCTGTCATAATTATTTATTTGTTATAGAACTTAACAACAATTGCTGCACACGAACAATAGCAAGAGTTATTTCACTTTTCCTAATTTCTAATTCGTTTTCTGACATTTCAACACGTGCATCATGACTTTCAAGATATTTTAATCTTACCATCAACTCTTCATATAACTCTTTCATTTATTTTTTTAATTTTATCTTTTATTACTTTTTTATATAATTTCCACTTTTTTGTATTTTTCTCAACATCAAACTTACTTATTAATGATGGAACAAAATATGTTTTATATCCAACATTGAGTTTTCTTATGATACAAAAATTTTCAAAAATTTCATCACAATCTTTATTATTTTTCTCACAGTACATAATTAAGTTTAAATACCACTTAGTCAATCTAATATAATTTACAAATGATAAAAAATCTTTATCATATAAAATATTTTTACCTTCAGATTTTAAGGTATCTTTTTCTTTATTATATAGTGTGTTCATTTTAATGTTTTGTTTAATCTTTCTAAAATTGCTAACGCTTCATCATATGTTATTGTTCTATCTAACACTATTGATTCATCCATTTGCCAATCAATATCTTTATATATTGTAATATTGCTAGCAGTACCTTGGTGTAAATAGTAACTTCTCACCTTATGATCGGCAGTCAATGATATAAACACCAAAACAATTAAAACTACCCCAGCAATTGAAGATATAGTTTTCCACAAATTGTTCCAAAAATCCACCATAAAATTTCTCATCATAATATTATTCTTTTATTTTTTTAAAATATAATTTATACTTTTGTTTTTTATCATCAATCAATTCTTCGTCGTTTTCAGATTCCAAATTTTCTATTTCTATTAAGTTTACTATAATTTTTCCATAGTTTTCAACTACAAATTCATTCATTTCTAGTTCCGATTCAAAGGTTTTACTGGTTAACATAGCATTAGGTTTTACGTGGATCTTGCGAACACCACAATTTATACAAATTTATTTTACGCTTCTCAAATCTTGCTTTATTCTGCAATTCTTCTAATGATAACGCTGTCAACACTACATCCAAAGGTATACCATTGCTACTACTATCATCAAGATATCTTCCCAAAAACGTATCACCATTTTCAGCCATTTTAATTATTTCTGGATAATCAGGAAAAAGCGACTTCACCTCATTAATTAATTCTTGTGTGTACATATTTTTATATTTAAATTTTTATTATTCAACTTACAAAGATAAATAAAAAAAGCGAATTAAACAACAACTTAGCCTCAATTCACCTTTTTTTAACATTTTTTATTTTATTTTATTTCATATTCTACCATTTCTTCATATTTTTCTTCTGATAAGAGTTGTAAATAATGTAAATATTCTTTACTATCAAAATTATATTTTGATGAATCCTTTTTTAAAATTAATTTACTTCTTAAATTTTCAACTGATTCTAAATAATGAATATCACTATTCATTTCATCTTCTAAATACTCACAGTTTAATTCTGTGAGAATATTATCCAATATGCTTTTTTCTTGTTTTATCAATTCTAAATATTCTTTTTTTAATGTTATCATTTTAGTGTTTTAATTTTTTATCGCATCATTCACAATTGTGTCTGATTTTAAATTGCTTAATGCGGTTTTAGTGTATTCATTTTCTATTTTCAAATTGCTGTTTTCTTCAGTCAATTTTTTATTTTTATCGTATAACTTTGTAATCTCATCTTTATATAGAGCTTCAATATTATCTTGCTCCTCATTATCATCTTTTGGATTTAACTTATTTATATAATTATACACCATAAAATATATTGTAGCACCAAACCAGCCAATTGCTAAATCAAAATTAATTTTGGTTATACTTTCTATGATTTTAGATGTAGTGATTGTTGCGAATGAAATTATTATAGAATAAATTATGGTATATAATTTTTTATTTTTTACTGGTGTGCGTATCATTGTTTAATTGTTTTAATTTTTTAATTCTAATATATTTCTCAAGATATTTAATATCTATCGAATCTAAAATATCATCTATTGGATTATATATTTTTGGCATTTTCATTCTCCTAATAATCTCTCTGCTCATATTGTTTAATCATTTTTATTTTTTGTTACAAATTCTATTTTCATATTGTAACATATTGTGATGTGAGTATCATTTATTATTGGATAACATTCAGATAGTATTCCGTTTTCTTTTTCACAAATATATTGAATTACTTTTTTATACTCTCTATTCATCAATATATCTTGATATGTTTTATTTTCAGGTGGCAATTTCATCCAATCCTCAAAATATTTAAACTTATCACATTCTATATCCATTAAATCTATTTGATGCTTATTATTAATAAAAACACCTTTGTAGTTATCATTATTGATAAGCAATTCAATGTTTTTCATTATTAAGATTTTTTAGTTTTTTAGTTCTAACATATTGCTCAACTATTTTAAAATCAATATCATCTAATATTTTCTCTTCTTTAGTTCTAGCATCTTGAGTATAAACTCCCATAACTCTATTTATTTCATCTGTTATATATTTTGTATATTTATCTAATTCATCTTTTGAACTAAATATATTGTTGAGATTCTCCATATATAAATTATTTTTCATCAATCCTTATTGATGTTTTTTAGTTTTTCTCTTCTTATATAATTTTCAATATTTTTTAATCCAATCTTATTTAAAAATTCTCTATAAAATACTGGATCAACTTTATCAAACATTTTTAATACATAATTACCATATTCATGATCTGTATGAAATGTATCTTGATATGATTGCTTACGTGACATTATTTCTATCTAAATTTTCTAATTTTTTATTCCTAATATATTTTTCAACATATCTTATATCTAATCCATCTAATATTCTTTTTGTTGAACTATAATTGGGGTTTTTATATCCAGTATCATCATCTCCAAACAAATCAAAATCATCACCATCAAAATTATCATCTACTTCATCGCCAATAACATCTTCATCTTCACAAGAAGTAGAATTTTCTTCATCATCAAAGCTACTTGTTATTATTGAATCCCAATAATCCAAATCATCATATACATTATTATATTTCATAATTTCATTAAAACATAAATGGTTTATATTCTAGTATTTCTTCTATAAAATATTTAGCATCAACTAAATTAACATTATCATAATTGTTATCTACTACACATTTTGAGCACTCCTGAGAATCGATATCTACTTTTGTTTTGTGATGTCCATATTTTCTACCACAACCAGGACAACTTATTTCATCAACAGGAATTCCATATATTTTATCTATATTATACATATTCTTCAAATCACTATTCATTTAAATAACGTTGACTATGCCATTTTTCACCTCAACTCTAGTTGGACAATTCATACCCTTTACTCCAACATGAGTTTTGACTGTAACTAATTCAATATTATCACTAGATAATATTTTTAAATTGTATGCACTCCACAATGCATTATATGTACCATCTTCTATATTGACTTTTTCTACTGCAACACTTTTTAACATAATACTTATCTTTTTTAATAATTATAATCATCAAACATATAATTTGCTGAACCAAATGGTTCGTCATCTGAGTCTTTATACAAATCAATAATCAATCCAAGCGGATATTCCTCAGAACTTAAGTTAACTTCAACTTTATAATTGTTATAACCCGAGAACTTGTTTATAAATGTTTGTATCTTTTTACATAAATTTTCAACACCTCTTTCGAATATCAATGGTGTAGCATAGGACATTTCATTCACTAAAATTGAAAATATACCATTTTCATTTGATTTATAAGTTACTTCATATTTCATACCTCTTAATTTTTTTTAATTTTTCTTTTCGTTCTTTTTTTATATTATAATATTTGATTTCATTGTAGTCAGTACCTATTAATACTGTATTGTAGCCTAAATTGATGTCATAGTATACTTTATCTCCAAACAAATAGCCAACAAACTCAACACCGTCAAATGAATTATAATTTGACTTAGACACATAACTATTACAGTGTACTAAAGCAGATAATATATCGCTACCACAGAAAATAATAATGTCTAAATTTGTAGTCATTCTAAGAAGTATAGATTCTCTTCTTATTTTAGTTACAATAGTTTCATAATAGTCAGCAGTTGTATATAGATGTGGATATGGATTTGAATTTGAATTTAAATCATATTCTTTTTCTACTACTGTCATATATCTTTAATTTTTTCTTATACAAATATAGTGATAATTATTTGAATGGTTGCTATAATTTGGCTATTTTTTACTATCTTTGTAGTTAAATAATGTTGATATTTTAAACTCAATTAATCAAATGTAATTTATTTTAAAAATTAATATATATACAAGTATGAAACACCTAAAAAGATTTGAACATAACTATGCTACTCTAATAGATGCAATTTATGATTGTGAAGATAGACTTATTTTGAAAATGATAGATGCTGGTTATAATGTTAATGAAACTGATATTATGTGCAGAACACCTTTAATGTGGTGTGCAATAGAAAGAGAAGTTTCTGTTGATGTTACAAAAAAAATTATAGAAAAAGGTGCAAAATTGGATGTTCAAGATAAAGATGGTTGTACAGCACTGATTAAAGCTGCGGATAGAAGAAATTATCCTGTACTATATGCTTTATTAGATGCTGGAGCAGATTGGAGTTATAGAGAAAATTGGACACATCATCCTGATTTTTTTTATTATTTAACTTCTAATGATAAAATACAAATAATAAATATGTATCCAGAAAAATACAAAGATTATTTGATGAAAAAAGACGCAGAAAAATATAATCTATGAAACATATTAAAAGATTTGAAGATAATAATTCTGTTCCAAAAATTGGAGACTATGTTATTTGTAAAGTTGAAGGTATTCATTATGGTGACAATGTAATCAATTTTATACAAAGTAGTATTGGTGAAATCACACATATTTTTAGTGACAATAGAATAATTGTAAAATATGCAAATATACCACAACAAATAAAAAGATTTTTTTACGATGGTAACAATAATGATCAATTGGTATTTGGAATAAATGATATTGTAAAATTTGGAACAAAAGAAGAACTAGAATTTATATTAACCACAAATAAATACAATTTATGAAATATATTAAGAATTTTGAAAATGTAGATGACTTACCACAAGTAGGTGATTATATATTGGTAAAATTTAATTCAAATGTTACTGGTGCATCTATTGAATTTATCGAAAAAACGATAGCAAAGGTTACTGAAACTGACGGAAAATGGTTTAGATTTGCATATAAAGATGTACCAGAAAATATAAAAACTTATTTTGCAGATATAGGTTCATATCATAAAGATTATTATGGATATAGATATAGATATAGATATTATAGAGGTTTAGAATATCCAGATTATGTTGAAGAATTTGGTAAAACAGAAGAAGAATTAAAATTAAAACTTGATGCAAAAAGATACAATTTATGAAATATATAAAAGAATTTGAAAAATTAAATATACAAGATGTTGTTGATCTGATAACTCACTATGGTGTGACTAGACTTAGAACACTTATAGATTTTGAAAAGGATATAAATAAAATTTATATTTTCAAACCTGACAAGACACATAATAGCAACATTTTAATTTTAGCTTGCAAATTTAGAAATTTTTTTCTCATTAAAGAATTGATAAAATGCGGTGCAGATTTAAATATGGTGGATGGTGAAGGAGACACAGCATTAATTAAAATATTAAAAGCTTACCGATCAGAAATATATACACTTAAAATTGTCAACCTTTTAGTAGATGCTGGTGCAGATTTGAATGCGCAAGATAGAATAGGAAATACACCATTAATATTATCTCACGATTTAGATATTAGATATATACTTATTGATGCTGGTGCGGATTGGAATAAAAAAAATCGAGATGGAGAAGATTTCTTAGATATTTTGAATAAATTTGACAATTTTGAAACCATTGATAAAATTATAAAAAAATACCCAAAACAATATAAAAATTATCTGTACGTAAAAGAATTAGAAAAATATACAGATAAGTATAATTTATAATTCCTTCTTCCAAGATTTATCTTTTCTGTTATACTCACTTTTATCCACGTAAACTTTGGTTATCATTTTTCTACGTACAATTTGTGCAACGTGTCTAAATGATAAACCATCAATTTCTGGATATGTACTATTCTTTTTCATTATAATTATAATTATATTTAAATGTTGTTCCAAGTATTGTAACATTCAATACACATGTGTTGATTTCTACCAATTTGCTGCATATAACCTCCGCATTTTTCGCATCTGTTCGATAATGGTATTTCTAAATCCGAAATTTCATTATTTAGTTTTTTTACTATTTCTATTGCGTCCAAGATACCTCTATGGTAATCTTCTAACACTCTAACGCCTTCATTTTTAGATGCTAATTTTTCAAGCTCTTGTAAAACTTTTTCTTTATTCATATTTTAAATTGCTTTTTCTGAATTATTTAAATTCCAACTAATAACAAGTCTTTCATATTCTTCGGTTGGAATATAACCTTTTAACAAAACGTGTTGTCCGACACAAGATGATAAATATAAACCTGTTTTATCACTAGTACCTAAAAGTCCAACCCACTCATTATAGCACCAATAGTAATCCTCACCATCATCTTCAACGTCAATCAACCTCACTATTTGATGTCCATCAATAACCAATTCAAATTTATGTTTTTCGATTTCAAGATTTCTTTCTTTGCAATGTTTTATTTTTTCTTTGAAAAGTTCAGAACGTGTTTCTGGTATCCATTTATTAAATGGCGCACCTGTTTCAGTTTTAATCACTTCTTGATATATGTCTTCCAATTCCTTTATATTAATCATTTTCTATTTTTCTAATTTTTATTTTTCTAATTATTTTTTTAATTTGAATAATTTCGTTTTCATTAAAAAAATATTGCAAAGAGTTCTCATGACACAAATTAGTTAACCATAACACAAATTCATCTTCTGTGAAATCATATTGAAATAAACCAAGAGTATCAAATTTTTTTAAATCGTCTTTCATAATTTCTCAATAATCTGTAATTTTTCAGCTCTAAGTTTTAAAGTGTCAAACATTTTATCATCAAGCCATATTATACTATTATCAAATTGATTAAAACGTGTTCTTCTTGACAATTGTACATTTTTTATATCATCACTAAATGGTAAATTAGAAATGTAAATAGGAAATTCACGAACAAATCTCATCACTATATCACAATTAACTTTATCACCAAGAAAATTATATCCAGCATCATATAGTTCATCCTGAACAGTATTAAACTCATCAACGCTATTAATAGTTTTGACGATATAAGGTTTTACTTTGGTGATTTTCATTTTTAATCGTTTAAAGTTCCAGCTTTTTTTGAATACAGTAAATATTTTTCAACTTTTACTTTTTTTAATTCCATTTTATCTAACTCTAAAAAATCATCTATATAGCCTTCATCATATAACATCTCAGCAATAGCTATAAGATCATTTAATTCTTCAGTTAATTTCTTTCTATTTGTTTCAGTTTCTGGTTGACCTGGCTGATGGTCATTTAAGCCAAATCTATTTGCTTTTGATGCTTCTTTTGCTACTTCTGCGCATTCCTCACTAAGTATCGTTAGCAAATGTTCTCTTCTATTCATTTCTATTTCATTATTTTTTTATCATATTTAAATGATTAATCTTTTCGGTTCTTTCAGCCTTTATATTTTTCTCAAAACTTTCACAATGGTACATTTCACTTGGAAATTTATCTAACACAATATATGCGACTTCAGTTTCGTCCCAATTAATAAAAACTTCAATAACAGTAAAAATATTATTCTTCAAATATTCTGGACTAAAATATTCTTGAATTTCATTATTTGGTGGTTTTAAATTTACCTTATCACCAACTTTAAATTTCATAATATTATATTTTTAAAAGTGTTTTAATTCTATCCAATATATTGGTTTTATATAACGATTTTAATTTAGATTTTCTAATTTCTTTTATATTAATTTTATATATTTCAAATGTATATTTTTCATCAGCGTATTTAAAATCTACATATGAATTATATAAACCAATTCTTGCAACATCACAAGCAATTATTGTTTGATAATATATCGCACTGTTGATATGTTTAGTTGCAACAAACAATTTTTTGTTATTATTATTTTTAAACTTTTTTACATATCCCTCAAATATATCATTTCTATATATTCTTATTACATATTTATCAAAGTCTTCCATATTAGATTATATTTTTAATCTTTTATGAAAATATTTTTTAAAAGTTTTTTTATTTATAATAATTATTGAAATTTTTCATACTCTTTCAATTGAGAGTTTCCCCACTCTACTGCTTCATTTGAAAGTAAAATGTCACAATCTTTTGCAATTTCAAATGTGTTGTTCCATGCGAGTTTTTCTAACTCATACACATTATCGATATCTTCTGTTCTCTCAATTAAGCAATGAGCAATTTCGTGACATAATGATAAATTTTTTAATTCTGGGTTATCATAAATACCAAGCCAAATATCATTAATTGCTGAATAGCTTGAGTTGGTATAATTTTCTTCACCATTAGCCTCACAGTACTTATCACCTTTGCTAATTAAATGTAATGTAATATTATTACTTTGTAATAAATCTAAAATATTATTCATCTTATTTTTTTTCTATTTTTTTTACTTTTTCTTTTCTCATATATTTTGTCATAGCAACACTTAATACACCATCCGAATCGTAGTTATGTTGTAAGTCATTGATATTAGTTGAGGAACGATAGTCGGAATCACCACTTATAATCTTAACTACACCAGTCTTTGGTAATGATGATAAATCCAATTCACTATATTCAGCTTCACAATCAACATATTTAATTGTATCAATAAATTCAAAAGATTCTCCATGTCCAATTTCTTGATACGCATAAAGAAATGCTAACATTTCTGCATTCTCAATTTTAAAAACATCTTGACCTTCATTTAAATAACCACCTATGACATATATATTCTTTTCTAAAATCATTTCAGGTGATATATCATGTATATTGATGATATTACCTAATATGACAAAAGAACTAGAACTACTATTACTTACAAATCCGTTTCTAATTTTCATGCTACAATTTTATTTTTAACTACTTCTATTGCTTTTTCAAATGCCTCATATCTTGCGTCTTGATATGAATCATATTTTTTCATTTCTGATTTAGGTACTACCCAAATATAATCTTCAACAAACACAAGATATTTATTGTAAGGATTTCTTCTTATTTCAATATAAATGTTGTGTTTATCTATGAACCACTCTTTAACCACTTCCCAATCAGGTGCACAGCACTCCATTGCAGCAGAATGTGCAATTGGATAATTAGGAAAATAATCTCCAAAAATATTATAATAACCATCATAATATCCTACAAAACCTAATTTTTTAAGTTCTAATGCCAATTTATATGGTAATTGCTTGCTTGTCATAATTTAATATTGTTTAAAATGTTTATAAAATAATTAATCTTCAAATCTAACAATTGGTAAAATCAGCCAATTTGCATATTTACTTGTTTTATATGCATAAGCTAAAGCTTCTTCCTCTGAGTCAAATTCTTCTTCTGGGTAAATTTTACTATGATAACTTCCAGTTATATTACCATACGATAATTTAACTTTCACTTTATTATTATTTTTATCATTCACAGACTCAATTTTAATCGCAGTGTATTTTTTTATTGTTTTCATATTTTACTATTTATTTTACATTTTAAAATTTTTTTAAAATTTCTCACAAAAAAATTCTCCTTCTTTTCAAATTTATCTAAAAATCTACCCAAGAGATTATACAAATCTATAACAGAATTATAATTAAAAAAACCATAATCTGTATTAAAAAACGAGTTGTCACTACATTTTGGATGACTTATCAAATAATGTTTTTCAGACTTTTCAATTTCCCAACTACAATTTATTAAATCATATTTCTTATCATTAACAATAGTTGAACACAAATAAAACAAAGTTTCAATTTCATTATATGTCAAGCCATCATAATAATTTCTCAGTTCCACATAATATGGAGTAAAGCAACTACTACTATTATAGCAATTTAAAAAATATTCTAATTCGTCTGAATATTCTATTTTTTCAGTAAGTATCATACCTGTTTCATCTGGTATTTTTACAGTACTGATAATTTTCTTTTTTGACGTTATTTCAATTTCCATATTTACGTTTTACTTGTTGTGTGCCAACATTTGCATTCTTCACAGTAATATATTTTTGATTCTTTTCTCTTAAAATTTTTTTGAGTTCTCTTTTGAGAATTTGCTACAATTAACATTGCACCCAATTTGTCTAGTTTTTTCTTCTTACAAAACATTTATAATATTTAACTATGCTTTAATTTTAAATAAATATATGGTAAAATAAAGATTAAAAATATTAAAAATAGTTCAGAAACATTTACATCTAATGGTAGATTTCCTAACTGTGGCTGCGTACTAGTTGTATTAGAAGACACAATATCGCCAAATAATGTATCATAAAAATTATTAATCGCATCAGTTGTTAAAGTTCCTAGATTTTTTGAGTTATTTAAATCATTAAACATGTCGTTATAAACAGGTTTACTAATAATATCTTTAACTTGATCGTATCCTTTATAATCAGTTATCATCCAAGTTTGCCAAGAACTTAAGTCGGACCAATTGCTATACCAATATACATTATTCCAATATCCTGATTGAGTATACCACGATATAAAATTGTTTTTAGCATTATCATTTATTGTATAATTACTTTGTGAAAACAAATTCATTGAAATAATTATCAATGAAAATATAACTAATATTTTTTTTATCATCTTTATCTATCTTATTTGTTTTATTACTTGGATACAAAGATAGTAATAATAATTAAATCTACCAAATAAACATATCAATAAATCCACTCAGAGTCTTTTGGTGGTGAATTATATTTATACTTATGTTTATCACCACTATATTCAACACCTATAAAATGAAAATCATTATTCTTCAATTTAAAGCCAATAAAAGCTTCAATTCCAGTTTTTGATAATTCATTATCATGTATATAAAAAACCTCAAATGAGTGCGAACCTTCAGGTATTATATTTAAATTAAAATCTGTCATATTATTTTAACAATTTCTTTTAATTTTAATTTTCTAAGGACTTTAATTGGCGGTTGTATATCATTATAAAGTTCAACAATTTTAACTGAGTGAACATTGACATTAACTCTTAGATAAATATATTGTGTATTTAATAAATTAAAAGCATCTTTATATGTATCAAAATATCTTGGGTATTCTACTATAATACCATAATCATCTAAATAATTTATAGTATTTAAGTATATTGGTGAGCAATTCAAATTCAAACCACTACCATTATATGTTGGAGATGACTCTAATCTAACATCACCAGATACTCTATGACTAACAACAACTTCAATTGCATATTTTTTATAAATAGTGCTATTCATTATCATATTATAAAAATTCTTTTTTTAATATATGAAAATAAACGATATTTGTTTTATATAAATAAAAAAAGCATAGAAAATATTTTCTATGCTTTTTGTGTTCACTGTGGGGGTCGAACCCACATTAACTGTTTTAGGGACAGCTGCCCTGCCATTGAACGAAGCGAACGATTAACTTGGTAAACTCTTTCTTAGACTTGAATGTTTTATACATTTTCCACTACGGAGGTAAGGATAGTTAAAACCTTAGCATGACCGTGCGGGGTTTCACCGCTTTTAATTTACCTTTATTTTTTTAAAGTATTGCTACTTCAATGGGTTTTGCTTCCCATTTTTTTAAATTACGAAATAGAGAATCATTTCCTTCTACTGCTAACGCAGTTGGTATATTTCCTAAATCTGGTTCCTAGAACACTGTAAAATTTAAACCTTTATGTTTTAATTTAAAAATCCATTTTTCAATGTCCGCAGAAAGATAAATAAGATATTGATTATTCCACGTTTGTGTATCTTTATTATCAATCAGCCATCCAGCTACTGCATGTCCACCTTGAACACAGCCATAAACTGTTTCCAGTTTGCTATCAATCAGCACAAACAGCTTCTTCTTGTATTCCATATTTTTGAACTAATTTGTCAATATCAAGTTTATATATTGATATCTGCCAAGTGTTTTCATTATTTTTGGTTTCAAAGGTACTAAGATCTCGTCCTTTTAATACATGATAAGCTGCATATAGCAGTCTTAATTTGTGTCGGTTTTCACTGTGTAAGTACGCAGCTTTCCATGGTTCCATTACTCGTTCACCTTTAATGTGAACTGTCTTTCTCTGATTTCTAAGAGATACTTGATTCTCTGCAAGTTTTTTTATTTCTTCTTTTATTGTAGTTTTCATATTATTTATTATTTTTTTATTGTTATTAATTTGTTAATTATTAGCTGTTTAAAAAATAATAAATGGTGATCCTCTACCAAAAGAACAAACCTAATGCTTAGTTTTCTTCATAATTTTTTGATTTTTTTTAATTAAACGTAGAACTATTTCTACGCTTCTCACTTATTAAATAAGTGGTTTCCTTACAATGAGATAGATTGGTAAAAATACTATCATGAGTAAAAAAACTCCGATACCCCAACCAAATCCATTCATTCCTCTTTTGTTTGCATCTTCAGCAACAAAATATGCTACTATCAATGCAATAATCATACCTAAAAATGCGCTCATAAATCTTTTTATTTTTATAATAATTTTATTTATAAAAGTTTATCAAAACACTAAACTACTTTTCGTTTCCCATCTAAAATATAACTTTGAGTTTTCACGCAAAATTAAATATTTATATGTATCATGATTTTGCTGACTCATACAGTCATCATCAATAACCATAGACATTTCTTCAACGTTATAGATTTTTGGACCAAATGGTAGATATCCTAAGAAATCACCATATTTTTTAACCATAATTGTCAATCTGTCATAAAAATCAACGCTTGCATTTTCACCAATCCAATTATCAATATCATTGTTCAATTTAGATTTGTATAACTTTCTGAATGTCACTTGATCTGCTCCAAGTTCTTTACATCTTTCAATAACAGAAGAAACTGTCAGATTGTCATAATCGTTAACAAGATTCAAAGATAACCTCAAATTAAAACCATATTTTTTGACAAGTTTTATAACTTCAAAAACATTAAATTTTAATTTTTCAGCACAGCCAATAAGTTCAATATTTCTTTCATTATCAAAGATGTTTGATATTGAAAAAGATATAGTTGTAACACCATTATCTCTTAAGTGTATCAAGTACTCGTCATCAAGTAGAACACCAGTTGTTTGAACTTCGATACTCTTAAACGGTGTTTGTAATTTTGAATTAACAGAATAGAAAAAATCCAAAAAGTTTCTATTTTGAACTGGTTCTCCTGTTCCAGTTAAAACAACAACATTACATCCATTATCACGTGCATATTGCAATCTATTGTAATAATCATTATATTCTGGTAATCCAGCAAGTGGTACACCATTATATGACATTTTAACAATTTTACTAATCTTATCTTCATATGGATTAGTATGAGTTCTGCTTACACAGAATTTGCACTTATTTACGCAACTGTTGTTTGTTGGTACTACAATACTTAAGCTTTGAATATTCATAATTTTATTTATAAAAGTTTATACAATTCTTGATTATCATATTTTAATGCTAATTCTTTCAAATCAGTATTGTCAAAAATTTTAATTTTTTCACTTCTTTGTAAATAATCCTTATTACTTATTTTATTATAAAAAACCGCTGTTTTTGATTTTTTATTTTTAATTTCATTGCACTCGATAATCATATCTATCACTAAGGTAGATTCATCACTTGAAAAATTTACATTTTCATCAGTAATGATACATTCTTCTTTTTTAAGTAATTCTATTATCATTTTTGATACTTCTTTTTTAGTCTCAATTGATAATACTACATTTTTAGTTTTCATAATTACCTTTTATTTAAAAAGTTCTCATAATTTTTATCCATGATATCAAACATCTTTAAAAATCCAATATCTTCTAATGCGATTTTAATACCTTCTTTTTCAATAACTTCACCTTTGGTTAGTTTATCAAAATCTTCTTCGTTTAGTAATATATTTTTTGCCATATTATTAATTATTTAGTTTATTTACCATATACAAACCAAACTGGTTTTATTGATACGAACATACCCCAGTCTTGACTACCAACACCACATCGTTCTGTGGTTAATTCCCAACCTACAGCTGTGCTACCATCCGTATCAGGCTCATGTGTACTTGGATTTTTGTTATTTTCAAACCAACCCCATGCAAAATCAATAGTCTGACGAATATTATATTTATATGGGAACAATGTACATTTATCTGAATAATCAGATAAAAATAATTCATTATTCTCTATTTTATAACCGACACAATAATAAAGGTCTTCTTTTGGATTATCCTTATTGAATTTTCCAACTCCAAGAAATGCCAAACGCATTGCCATTTCAAATGCTTCTTTTTTAGTGTCTTTAACTGTAACTTGTTTATTCATAATTTTATATTTATTATCTCACAAAGATATGGATAATATCTCAAACATCAAAGCTAATTTATGTTATAAATTAATAAATATTAATAACATATTTTTTGTTCATAATATTTTCCACATTTTTTACAAATGTAAATGCTTTGTTGAAAACCTTTTGAATTCCAATAAGGAAATACATCTATTGGATCCGTCAACTTAAAAAAAGTAGTTTCATCATATTCAGGTTCATCACAAAAACATTCATCTGGATTTTCAAGTCTATATTTTTCTTCTTCTATCTTTTTTTGTAGTTCTCTATTTTTTTGCTTGGTTGTTCTACTTGACATATTTAAGATTTATCTTTTTCATATTTTTTACGGTTACTTAACAATTCATCATATAGCGCCATTCTCATTGCTGTTCTATATGAATCAGTTTGTTGAGTTTTTGATTTTTCGCAAATTATTTTATGTAAATCATAATTCTCATATATGCTCTCATCTAATTCAACTGCAGTAAAAAACATATCCCACGCTTGAGCGTCAAAATCATCTACATTCTCAATAACACAATCAACAAAATTCTTTCTAGATATAACATCTGTTATACAATTAGATAATTTTATCATCTCGGTTTTATTTTCCCATTCCATATTCTTTTATTTTATTTAATTGTCTTTTTCTATATTCTTTTAAAGTGACAAATCTACTCTCTGAAAAAAAGCCAGTATCATAGAGTTCTTCGAGTACCACATTTCACCATGTTGTATATCTACTAAAAGTGTATACTTTACCAATAATCATTTTAGTTGAATCAATATTCAGACTTCTATTATCAACAAATACAATTTTATCACCCTTTTTCATTTAGTTTTTTCAATTTAAGTTTTCGTTGCATAAAAATATATTCTTTTAAACTTACAAACCTTTTTACTTTTGTAAAAATTCTATTTGGAACCTTTACAAGATATTCATTATCACCATATGATACAATTCTTTCAATTGTATATGTTTGATTCAAATTATATAAATTTGTTGCATTGTTATTATCTACACAAACTACTTTGTCGCCAACTTTAAATTCACAAGCTTCCATTTATTTTTTCTAACTTTGTTTTTCTATAAATCCTTATAATCAATTTTACACAATCATTAGCATTAACTCTTTTTGTTTCTATTGCTTCACAACCATTACGAATTAGCCTTTTAGTATCTTTCTTATAAAAAGATTCATCATATTTATTAATAATATACATATCAAGAGTCATATTAACTTTTTGAATAGAATAAAAATCTCCTATAGCAAATTCAACATGAGTACCATATGGCTTCATATAATAAATAAATTGTCTTCTATTCTTTATGTCTTCGATATTTTTCATTCAACTTTTCTAACCTTCATTTTTTTATTCTTTTTTTATGCTTGTGTTTTTCTTCATAGATAACACCTATTTGTACTTTTTCACCAGAACCAGGAGGCATTAAAAATAACATAGTTTCATCCACAAGTTGTTGAATATTAGAGCATCTATTTTTAACCAAATCCATTGATTTAAATATACAAGCTTTATTCATATAGACAAAAACAACTTTCACACCTTTAATTATTTTATCCCGTGTGTAGTATTTAGATATAGTATATGATTTTTTATGATTTTTATTTTTCATATAAATGATTTTCTTTAATATATTTATACACATCTTTATTTAGCCATTCTTTATATTTTTCAATATCTTCTCTAATTTGAGTTGATGAGATATCATAATATGGTATCCTTGGATAAAATCTCATTTTAGGATATAGTTTAAATGCTTTCTGAATATCATAACCTTTTCTTGGATAGACATCTATTAAATAATTTTTTAGAATTTTTTTATAGTCTTTCCATTTATCAAAAATTAAAGCATTATCGGTTCCAATTACAGGTATGAATTGATTATAAGGATATAACTCAGATAATTTATTCAATGTATCTATTGTATATGATGGCGTTGGCATACTAAGTTCAATGTCACATATTTTAAACTTTTTATACTTTCGTATTGCAAGTTTTAACATTTCAACTCTCAAATTTTCATCTAATAAATCTTTTTTGTCTTTTAAAGGATTACAAGGTGAGACTACAAACCAAACTTCACGGTTAAAAGCATCTTCAATCGGAGAAATTATATGCTCTGCGAGTTTTATGTGACCCTCGTGAATAGGATTAAACGAACCAAAGAATAAGAAAACTTTCATATAGATTATTTTTGTGCAAAGATAATAAAAAATATTGATAATATCAAATTATATGCTTAAGAGTTTTTAATTTTTCTCTTCTTTCATAGTTTTTCAAAAATTTAGACAATTTATCATAGTGTAAAGTTTGAATATTAGCACGATTTATTTTTTTTTCTAAATTCTTTTGAATCTTATTAATCAATTTATTTGACTCCTGTTGATATGTATTTATAACAAGCGTTTCAATATCTTTTAAATGTTTCTCATCAAAGTTTCTAGTGAATATTGATACTCTATCTAATTCATCGCCGCTTGACATAATACAAATATCATCTAAGCTTTCGTGATCATGATAACCATATTTGAAGTATTCTCTTTTAATAGTAATAACATCGCCACAAGTTTCATAAACACTTACTCTATATGTTAACGGTGATGATTTTGCATAAAATCTATTTTCTGTAATGTCATAGTCTTTATTAATATATTCTACTTTCATATTTAGATTTATTTATGATTTTAAAATATTTGACAATTCTATAAATTCAGGATACCAATCTTTTGGATCACAATCACACACTGTATCATATATTTGACGTTTAAGATTATTAGTTGATGTATAGTCAACAATTTTACCATGTTCTTTTATTTGTAAACCAAATTTTAATGCTCTTAAAGAATGATAAACATTTTTTTTTACATAATCAAAATTATCATCTTTAAAAGATAATATCACATTATGCCAAGATGACGAGGCAAAACTTATAATATTTCTTACCATATCTTTTTGATTATACTTGTTCAATTTAAAATTGAATTTTTTTTGAACAACCATTTCATCGGGTAAAAATATTGCTTCCAATGCTGACATATAATAATTATTTATTGCATCTATAAATCCACCCTTTGAATAACAAACACCTTGAATATCACAATCGTCTGATGTTATTGCGTTATCTCTAAAAGCTCCACTAGGCAATAAAGATTGTTTATACACTATAATAAAATCGCTATCAGAATATTCATTAGAGGATAAATAAATCTGTGAGCCGTATGGATATATGTTCAATATTTGATTATGATCTAGGTGCAATTTTTCACAAATTTCTTCAGCTGTATATTTCATTTTATATTTTTAGTATATAATGGAGCCTTTTCTCTCCATTTTTTATTTTTCACATCAACAGTATCATGAATTTCATCTATGCTAAATCCTTGTTTTTCACAAATATCTAAACAGATAGAATATGCATTTTGAAGCCAATCTGCCATTTCTTCTTTCAAATGTGCTTCATCATATGGCTTCTGTGTGATACCAACCATTTTAGCAACTTCTGCTGAAAATTCGCCAAATTCTTCGCTATACTTTATAAATCTTTCTGGTAAAGATTTACCATCAATACTATTTAAGTTTTTTATTTCTTCTAATGTTTCTTTTTTCATATTTTTTGTTTCTTTTCAAAATTTTTAAATTCTTCAACTTTATCAATCATATTTGTTTTTGTCAAAAAATCTATCATATCATCATCACTAATTTCAACTGGCAAAAAATGTAAAACAGTTTCTCCACCAGCAAGATTATGACATTTTCCTTTTACAGTATGCCACTCAAGAATTCTGTGAATACCATTAATTGGCTCAATAATATCTTCTCTTTTTTCTAAAAGTTTAGCATATTTTCTACATCGTCTATATAGTTCTATACTTGGTAATCCTTGATTAGATATATTCCCAATTAATTTATCATTATCATATATTTCTGAATAAAATACCCTTGGATCACCTTGGTATGGTTTTCTCACGGTTTTAAATCCAACTTCCTCACACGCTTTTTCCATGTGATTAATATTAAAAACATCTAGTGCTAAAAAGCCAAGATATGCTCCATATTTTTCAAATAATGTATCTTTAATATCATTATTGTACTTTATAAATTCTTCCTTATTCATAATTTAAATTTCAAATAAATCTTCGTGTTCTTTTATAGCCAACTCATTAGTAGCTTTTACTATTGCATCATAATCATTACCATACATAGAAGCACAATTGAATGAACCAATTTCTAATAATTTATATTCATCACCTACTTTACACACATCAATTGTGAATGCTTTATCAGGTTGATAATATTGTACTACACTGTTTGCAAATTGTATTGCTTTTTCATCTTTACATATTTTATCATAGTGTGGATTTAATGTACCAACATTTTCAGAATCAAAATATGTTGTACCGCTAATTACTTTACCATCAATAATAACAAATCTATATTCTTCTAATATGTTTTGAAGTCCTGAAATTAATACGATTGAATCCATATCTATACCACCGTAAGATTGTATTAGAACGTTAAATTCTTGTTCAAAGTTTTCATATGATAATAATTGCCCTGCAAAGGATTTAAATCCATCGGAAGGTCTTATAAAAATCTTATTATGTTGATGACGATATTGATCAAAATATGAAAATATTTTTTCTTTATTTCTAAGTACATCATTCAAACCCATCATCATATAATCTTCGTTTAATAATAGATTACCATAATAACCATAATACTTATAACATTCATAATTTTCAATAGTCATAAATGTGCCTGGGTAAATAGGCAGATGTGACAATTGTACTCCATGTTGTAACGACCCATGAAACACAACAATATCTTTATCAGTGAATTTATTTGTGATATATTCTTTAAAAATTTTACCACACATATCATCATAAAAATAAACATTTGAACCACTATTTTTTATAGCAGTTGCAAGTCTATCTTCATATTCATCAAATAAATATTTATCTATTACCCAATTTACTTTTTTCATAATTCGATATACTTTTTATTCAAGTTTTCCTCACTATATCCTCTTAATGGATAAATTTTATCATTAACATCAAATACAACATATTCATTTAGTCGCATAAATTCATTTGATGTCATATCATTTTCTTTACATTGTGCGTATAGAACATTATTTTCATTTAAGCCAACTTTTAATATGCAATCACCTTTTTCATTATATGATTTTAATACATCATTTATATTATCAATAATTGACACATCACCTGTCCATTGAAATACAAGTACTTCATTTTTATTCCGATATTTTTTCATCATACCAACTTTTAAAATTATCATATTTATTTTCAGTGTGCCATCCACCAAGATTACACCATGAAAGCTTTTCACGACCAGCATTAAATGCTTTTTCTAAATCTTCTTTTGAAAAAGTTTCTTCATTTTTTAAATTATCGTTTTCCATAATCTATGCTTCTCTAGTATCCCAATTTAAAATCACAAAATCGTCATTCAAGCTCAATATTGGAAAACAATTTTTCAATACTCCCGTTTCAGTTATTGTGTGAAAAATTACATCTTTAACATAATCTTTCTTACTAAAATATGATGCTTTATTTTGCCATGCATCAAAATAAATAACATCACTTTTATCTTTAACTTTAATTTTCAATTTATTTGAAGTTAAAAGTTTTCCAGTGTACACTTTATTATTTAATTCTACTTTCATATTTTTAATTTTTATTATTATAAAAAATATCTCCTACATTAACAACTTTATCAAGTTTAACACAAGAGAATTTACAAAATTTCCATGCATCAAAATATGGCATCACTTCTGGATTTACAAGAGTGTTTTCTTCAATTTCTTTAAAATCCAAAACTGAAAAAGAATTACCATTTTCATCATAGAGAGTTTTATCATTCTCAGATATCCAATTATCATCAAAAACAATATAATCTTTAAGATCAATAGTACTTGTGATACCATCACAAATTTTCTTAACCTTATTACCCTTACTATTATTTTTCATACTTATGCATTATAGCAATATGTTATAACATCGTTATCCAATTCTACATTTACTCTATCAGGAATAAAATCACATGTGACTATAAAATTTGTATCATCTTTTCTAACTATCCGATAGTTAATGTTATTTTCCTTCAGATATTCTACACCTTCTTCTTCTGTTTTTCCTAAAACAGAACTTAATATTACTTCTTTACTCATACTTTTTTATTTTTAAAATTTATTTTATTTCAATTATTCTCACCCATGGATTATCCATATTCATATCTACAAACTCTTTGTAATTTTTGCCGATAGTATATTTTTTAATTGCATCAGCTAATTGGTATACTGGGTCACCATCACCCGTATAAGTTATTTTTACAACTTTACCACAAGTTTCATTATCAAATTCCAGAATCTCAATTTCTTGATTAATTGAACTTACCAAATCTATTTCTTCACCAGCGACAATTAATTCTATAATGTTCATTACTTTTGTTTTTGCTGGTTCTTCTCTATCAAGTCCACGATAGCCACCATCTTCTAATTCTTCTTTAATTTTCTCAATAGTCCAATCAATTGGTACATTGACTGTAACATCAACTGTTGCATTATATGTCACACTAACCATTTTAGTTGGATTCACCTGATGTTTAAATCTCTCAATTATCTCAAGTGCATTCTCAAATTCTTCTTTTGTTATCTCTTTCATATTTTATTTTTATAAATTTTCTAACTCCTTTTAAATTCCAAAGTTTAGAGTCATCTTGTAGATACATTGTACCACCTGTTTCTAAATCTATTTTTGGAATATTTTTAATATCTTTTAGCTCTATAATAAACGTGAATTTTTTATTTTCATATTTATCAATTTTAACCTTTACAAAATTGTTTTGACACTTAACATAACGAAATAGTGATAAGATACAAAAAATATTGCATCTTATATTTTCAAATATTTTCAATATTGCTTTTTGCATTTAATTTTTTCAATTTATATTTTCGTTCTTCTTTTGTTTTTATCGCATTTAAAGCATCTAACAACTCAATCTGAAAATCTGTTTGATACGATGTCTGTCTATACTTATAATCTTCTATTATAATATTTATATTTTTTAATTTGTAATGTGTTCTATTTGATATATTTATAATATAATGTGTTTCACCAGTTTCAAAATTGCCACTATCAGCCTCAATAATATTATTATAATACAAAGAGTTAAATATCATCATATCAACTTCATAAGACTTCATACGCCAATAATTCATCCAAGCAGTATTATCAGGCATCAGTGTCAATTCTGAACAATTTAATAAATCTTCTAATATTCTTATTAATGAATTATTTTTCATTTTGTAGCTTTATTAATTTTTGGCTTCTTATAAACTTAAATATATCATTTTTTAAATATGAATAATTATAAAAACATAAACCATTATCTTTATCAAGATATTTTATATGTATTTTAATTTCATCTGCCGTTTCATCAAGAACATCATATTCTACTAACTTATTCATAAACAAATGCCTAGTGGTTGTTATGTATAATAATATGTTTTTTTCGGTTAGCATAATTAAATATAATTAAACGTCAAACATACTTGATGAAATTATATCATTAGAATATTGTTTCCGATATTCTTTTAATATCTCTTTCCATGTTGGTTTATTAGTCCAATGTCCAAGAATATCAATATAATCACGCCATTCAATATGACTTTCTATTTTTTCAACTTCTTTACATGTTGGATAATTAGTCACATGCTCATTTGTTATACGAACAATATGTTGATCATTATTCCATCTCACATAGTTAAATCCTAATGCTTGATCTGCGACAAAGCATCCTAAATATATTGCTAATATAGGTTTTGATACTTTAAATTTATCTTCTTTACAATCATAAATATCCTCATCATATTTTTGAAATAAAATATAATCACCAAAATTTAATTTTGAATCGTTATATGAAAATGTTTTAAGTTTTCTTTTATTTATCATTCTTCTTATTTATTTTTTTTAATTTTAATCTTCTCTCATACACAGTATCTATACATTCTAGCGAATCAGATATAAATAATGTTTCATAAATTTTATTGTTATCATCATCAACTAAATCCCAACCTCTAAATGATGAACCAAAAACTGTAAATTCGTGTCCTACTTTATAAGTACGATTATACATCGCTATATCTTTCAACAATCTTACTCTACTACCAATTTTAATGTGCTGTTCCATAATACTATTAGTGCAAAAATATACAAATGTTTAATCAAAAATCATATAGTATATCTTATAGAAAGACAAAGATATAAAAAAAAATCTATAACACCAAATATATTTGATTATAAATACACGGGAGTCATTATTTTTAATATATATTAGATGGGAATAATATATTTAACAACAAATAAAATAAACAATAGAAAATATATTGGTGTTGACTCTCAAAATAATAAATCATATTTTGGCTCAGGTAAAGCTATAAGATTGGCTATTAAAAAATATGGAACTAAAAGCTTCACAAAAGAAATATTAGAAGAAAGTGATGATAAAGAATATTTATTTGAAAGAGAAAAATATTATATTGAAATATATGATGCTATAAACTCTAATGAATATTATAATATGGCTGAAGGCGGTAAAGGCGGCGCTGGAACTTTGGCAACAGAAGAAGCTAAAGAAGCACATAGAATTGGCTGTAAGAAAGGATTAGAAAAAATATCTGAATTAAGACGAGGTAAAACTTACGAAGAAATATATGGTGATAGAGCAGATGAAGAAAAAGAAAAAAGAAGATTAGCTGGTTTAGGTAAAAAATATGATGAAGAAAGAACAAAGAAAAGTGGAGATGGCCATAAAGGCCAAATACCTTGGAATAAAGGCAAAAAAGGATTACAAATACCTTGGAATAAAGGACTAATAACACTACAAGAACCATGGCAAAAAGGTAAAAAATATGTAACAAAGAAATATATTTTAACTCTTTTAAATAATGAAGAAATTGAATTCTTAGGTAGAGACAGTTTAGAAAAATATATAAAAGAAACAATAAATCCTACTCTTATTCAGAGTAGGATCAATATTATCAATTTAATAAATACTAATTTTGATAAAGGATTTTATTTAAATATTATAAAATTAGAAAAACCATTAATTCTTTAAATATTATCAATTAATTCAATCAATTTAACTTGCTGCATTGAACCAGAGAAACTATTTTTTTTACCATCTATTCCAATAATAACAGTTGTAGGTACACTTCTAATTGAAAAAATATCAGAAATTTCCATCTCATCATCTACATCAACTGAATAAAAATTCACACCTTCTAATTCATTTGATACCTTTTCAAATACTGGTTTATAGGATTTGCACGGGAAACACCAACTAGCTTCAAACTTTAAAACCACTTTTTTTTCATTTTTAAATTCTTTTGTTTCGATGTCCATAATTTTCTCATTAAAGGACTCTAACGTTAAATGTTCAATCATATTTTATTTATTATTTTTTTGACTTATTTTTATGATTATAGAACTAAAATAAAAATAAGTTTAAGTATTAATTTCTGGATAGTAGTTAAAAATCGACTATTAATATCTTTTCTATATATTAATAAAATTTACCATTTTTCAAAAAAATAGTGTTAAAATGATGTTTTTTCATATAGAATTTTTCTATATTGCTCATAGATAATACCTATAATTAAAAAAAATTTTTTAATTTTTAATATTTAATATATACAATTATGTGGCAATATAATAATGTTAGTTTTATATATGATAATAGAGTAAGTTCTGAATTTGGTCAAAAAACAACTGTACCTTATATAAGAACTTATATAAAAAGCAAGTATGCATTAATGCAAGCGTTAAGATTTCATGTTGATGATTCTTTTTTGGGTCCTTATACAGAGATATATCCGAGAACAGTTAAACATGACAAACCAATAAAAATATGATAACAGATTTTAGCAAATTCAAATTAATACTAGAGCATCCTGATCATGTTTATGATAGAGAGGGAAAGAATCATTATGGCGTTGAAGATGATGACGCTATACCATTTAGTTGCGATGTAAATAGCGAACACACTGATGTTAGAGAAATTCATATTGGTGCTAAAGGTATTTATCACGAAGATATGCCATATATGGGTAGAAATAAAAATTATATTGGTAGATTATGGTTAAAAAGTAAAATTATATCATTTTGGGTATATCCTATTGATGAATTATTTAAAAAAATTATTGATAAATTAGAAAAAAAATTAAAAATTAAAATTTTCAATAATGGATGGAGAATTGAAATTCTTAAGAGTGATGGAGAAATATTAAAGTCAACATATGATAAAAAACTTGATGTTGATAACTATTTTTTCAATTTAAATTATGATGATTATGATCCTAAAACACTATTAATTCCAATAGAAGATTATATAATTTCAAATAATCCTTCTGAAAAAGATAGAATGTGGCATTTAATGAATGCGAAAGAAAAAGAGAACGCAGCAAAAATTGGCAAAAAACCTGACATATTTGGTGGCTCAAAAATAACAGCTTGGGATTCACCTAAGAACATAAAATGGCGACAAGCATTATATCAAGAGAATAAAAATTAATATATAAAGAAAAAACGAATATTAAATATTAATATATAAAGAAAAATAATAATATTTATTATTAATATATAACCAAAAAAAAAGTTTATAAACATGAAGACCGTAAAAAATTATGACAAATTTTCAGAACAATATAGATTGAATGAAAATTTATTAGGTAAAGCCTGGGATTCGATTGCAAATTTTTTCAAAAATAAATTTAAAAAAGCGTCATGGCTTTATTATATTTTATATTTAAAAAAATCTGGACAATTACCAAAAGAAAAAGTTGAAATTATCGTTCCATCAGATTATCCTATCGACGAAATTCCTACTGAAAAAGAAGTTGAAATGACAGCAGAATCATTAAACACAACAATTCGTGTTTCAAAGCTTAATGAAGACGTTATTGATTTGCAACACAGTGATCCAAACATCAGAAATGTCGATGTAGAAGAATTGATGAATGAAATTATTACTATCTACGAGATGAATGCTGATAGAGTAGAAGAAGGTAAACCAAGAACAAAAAATGATGCACTTTTTATTTGGGGTGCTCCTGGAATTGGTAAAACTGAAATTTTAAGTCAAGCAGCAAACAAATTGGGTTGTGTTGTCATAGAATGGCACTTATCTCAAATTGAGCCTACTGACTTTAGAGGTGTTCCAAAAATTGAAAATACAGTTAAAGGTAGTGTAGATCCAAAAGATGAAAGAACAGTATCTAAATTGCCAGCTATGTTCCCAACAGATGATGGTGTTAATGGTAAAGGTGGTATTATGTTCTTTGATGAAATCAATAGAGCACCTAAAATGGTACTTTCTGCAGCATTATCATTATGTTTGAATGGTAGAATTGGTGATTATACTTTACCAGAACATTGGATAGTTATTGCAGCAGGTAATAGACCTGAAGATTTAGGTGGTGCAGTTGCAACCACAATTGAACCAGCTTTGGCTAACCGTTTCTCGCACATTAATTATGCACCAACATTAGAATCATGGACTAAATGGGCAACACAAAAACAAGACATTAATCCTGACCTTATTGCATTCTTACACTTTAATAAATCATATTTCCATAAATTGGATCCTGATAAAGAAATAATGGCTTGGCCTTCACCTCGTACTTGGGAAATGGCTTCTCATAAAGATTATTTCAAAAGAGGAAAAGATTGGCACAACAAACTTCCTTATGATAGAGTTCAAGCAACATATACCGATTTAGTTGGAGCAGAAGCTGCAATTGCATTTGTATCATATTTGAAATTGAAAGAATATTATAATGAAAAAGATGTTGAAGAAGTTTACAAAAATGGTAAAAAAGCTAAAAAGGTTCCAACCAAATTAGATGAAGCCAGAGCAGCATTAGCTTCAATTGCATTCTTTAAAAAAGGTGAAGATTTGACAGTTAAAGAACTTGAAAATATCTTAGAATTTGCTTTAGATTTACCAAGTTTGGAATCTAAAACATCTTTGATAGCATTTCTTAGAATGGTTCACCCTGAAATCAAAGAAAAAGATCCTTGGAAAGCAATTTATTGGGAGTATGTTAAAAAATGGCATCTTGATGTAAAGGCTTTAGAATAAGATTATTTATAAAAAATAGAAATCCTGATAAAAAATATCAGGATTTTTATTTTTTGATATTTGATATTTTATATATAATGAATAAAAATAAAAACAATTAATTATGTTAACAAAATTTAATAATTATGAAACACTAATAGCATTGAACGAAATGATAGAAAATGCTGTTGATAAAACCGCACTTAATAAGGTTAGAAGATGCTTCACTCAAATTTTAACTCAGTTTGGATTCTTTGCTGATTTATTATTTCAATTGAATATTATAGAAGCTCACCCTGGTACTGGTGTTGAAACTATGGCAACTGATGGTAAATCTATAAGTTATAGTCCAGGATTTGTTAATAAATTGACAGAAGCTGAAGTTGTATTTGTTATAATACACGAAGTTATGCATAATGCAAATTTTCACTTTGTTAGACAAGGTGGTAGAGATCATGAATTATGGAATCAAGCAGCAGATTATGCTATAAATATTCAAATTGATGATATGAAAAAAGATATGAATAGTAGTGTATTAGCTCCACCTAAAAATATTTTGTTAGATGAAAAATATCGTGGTATGAGAGCAGAACAAATCTATGATATACTTGCAAAACAATCTCCACCAAAAAAACAAGGACAGGGTCAAGGACAGGGTCAAGGACAAGGACAGGGTCAAGGACAAGGACAGGGTCAAGGACAAGGACAGGGTCAAGGACAAGGACAGGGTCAAGGACAACCAGGACAAGGACAGGGTCAAGGACAACCAGGACAAGGACAGGGTCAAGGACAACCAGGACAAGGACAAGGCGGAGGAGGTACACCACAAGGTGACTTACGAGCACCAGGTTCATTGGATGGAACAGGTGATACTATTTATGAAGGTAACACAGAATTAAATGATGCAAAAACCGAAGCTGAATTAGAAAAAAAATGGAGAGATATTAGAAATAATGCTGCTGCAAAAAATCAAGGTACAGGTTCAAGCTCATTAGACAGATGGTTAAGAAAGGCAAATAAACCAAAAATTAATTGGAGAGCAGAACTTAAAAAATTTGTTGCACAAGTTTATGACGAACTTGATTATGCATATTCTAATAAAAGATATATTTGGCAAGATATGCACTTACCTGGACCAAAAGAAGCAGACAAATCATCTTATCAAGATGTTGTAATTGCTATAGATACATCAGGATCAATTGGTGAAGAAACCTTATCAAAATTTGCAGCAGAAATGATGAAGCTATTTAAAACATATAGTGTTGTAAAATGTCATATTGTATGGTGTGATTCAAGAATATGTTCAGTTCAAACTTTTGATGTTGCTGATAAGAGTTTTAAAATGGATAAACTAAGACCTTGCGGTGGAGGTGGAACAAGCTTCAAACCACCATTTGAATGGGTACAGAAAAATATAATAAAAAAAGGTAAAGTACCAGCATTCTTTATATATTTTACTGATGCTTATGGTGATGCGCCATCTGTTGGAGAATATGGACTTAGATCTTACGCTAATAGAGTTTTATGGGTAATAACTGAAAATGATAATGCATCTAATATTAAATTTGGTAAGAAAATTTATATTGATAAAATGCCAGGATAATAAATCCTACTACAAAAAAATAAAAACTTGATTTTAAAATCAAGTTTTTATTTTTTATATATACTTAACAACAATAATATAGAATATGAAAATTGATAAATTTAACCAAATTTTTGAAAAAACTACCGATAGTATATATCCATTTAAATGTAGACATAAATATATAATTCCTGATCCTGGAATTTGTGATATTATAGTTATAAACTTTGAGAGCGAATTTGTCACATGGAGTAACGGTTATATAATATCAACCGCAGGATTTGATGAAATAGAGTTTATTCCTGATATATTCGTTTTTAATAAATATAATTTATAATATGAAGCATTTAAAATATTTCGAATCACAAAAAGGTTTTAGAGAATTGAATATTAAAGATTTGTGGCTTAATTTTATAAAACACAAAAAACAAATTATTCCGATAGATACTGGTTTAAAAACTACAAATCTATCAAAACTAAACAATTGGAGTGTTTCTACATCGGATTTAGATGAATTTAAAAAATTATTGTTAGATCCTATTTTAAAATATAAAGAGATAGCTTTTCATAAAACAGCAAATAAATATTATGGAGATACATCTTATGCTTTTTATGGTAGAGTAAATGAAATATATATAAAAGATGATCGTGATAGATATGGTGCACCTATGATTGCAGTAGTTGTTAACCTATTTGATGATAAAAATACGTATATATTATCAAAATTTCAAAAAAGCAATACTGTTCCTGGTAAAGATGAAGATGTTGTCAAAGTATATAATAGTCAAATAACAGATATTGAAGAAACACTTCATATGCTTAACAATACAGAAAAATATAACTTATAAATGAAATATATTAAAAGTTTTGAAAAACTAAAAGAAGATCCTTTTATAGCTGCTGCTAGAAAAGGTAGCTCTACAGCTATTCAAAAAATGATAAAAGATTCAAATATAAATATAAATGTAAAAAGTAGTGATGGTAGAACTGCATTAATGAATGCTACATTAAATAACTTTATAACCGTTGTTAAGACATTAATTACAGCTGGCGCTAATATCAATCTTAGTGATAATGATGGTAGAACTGCCTTAATGATGGCATCAACAAAATCAATTAGAGATATATTATTAAATTCTGGTGCTAACGTTAATAAAAAAAGTAGTAATGGTAAAAATGTTGCAATGGAAGATTTATCTTATAGTACAAGGATAGATAAATATATTGAAGATCTTAATAAATATTTAGAATATGGTTTAGATTTAGATGCTGAGGATGATAGTGGTAAAAACTTATATGATATA